CTGCTGTTTACGTCAACGCTCAGGGCTATATCGCACCATGACGAAAGACTCACGCCTTGCTCGGGCTGGCGTTGAAGGCTATAACAAGCCCAAACGCACGCCCAGCCATCCTACCAAGTCTCATGTGGTGGTGGCCAAGGTTGGCGACCAGATCAAGACGATTCGGTTTGGCCAGCAAGGCGTGAGCGGGTCGCCAAAGAAAGAAGGCGAAAGCGCGGCAGACAAGGCTCGGCGGGAGTCTTTCAAGGCTCGGCACTCTGAGAACATTGCCAAGGGCAAGATGAGCGCGGCGTATTGGGCCAACAAGGCGAAATGGTGAAATGACTCAAATTGCAATTCTCAGCGGCATCTACACCGACCAAAACGCAGATGTGCGGGTTTCGTACCCTCGCAACATGATGCCTATTGCGACGCCAAACGGCGTGAGCAATGGCTATCTGCGCCCCGCTGATGGTCTTGTGCAGTTCGGCTCTGGCCCCGGTATTGATCGAGGTGGCATCAACTGGAATGGCGTCTGCTATCGCGTTATGGGCACCAAGCTAGTCAGCATTGATTCGCTTGGCAACGCCACAACGCTAGGCGATGTTGGCGGAACTGGCTTGGTGACTTTCGACTACAGCTTTGACGTCTTGGCCATCGCAAGCGGTGGGCGTTTGTATTACTGGATACCAGTAACAACACCAGCCACGATTGATTGGAACCCGACCACTCCGATCCTGCGCCAAGTCACAGACCCAGACCTTGGCCTGGTGCTGGACGTTGTTTGGGTGGATGGTTTTTTCATGACAACAGATGGAACAAGTCTTGTCGTGACAGAACTGCTCGATCCCATGAGTGTCAACCAATTCAAATACGGCACCTCCGAGATTGACCCAGATCCAGTCGTGGCTCTGTTCAAGCTCCGCAACGAGATCTACGCCCTCAACCGCTACACAATCGAAATTTTCGACAACGTAGGCGGCTCTCTATTCCCATTCCAGCGCATCAATGGCGCACAGATTCAGCGAGGAGCGGTTGGCACTCATGCAGCGGCGCTTTTCATGGATAACCTGGCGTTTGTTGGCTCAGGCCGCAATGAATCAGTCGGCGTATACCTGGGCGCAAACAGCCAGTCTCAGCATATTTCTACAACCGAGATCGACCGCATCCTTTCAACCTACACGGAAGCGCAACTATCTGCGATCCTAGTCGAATCTCGCTTGCTGGATGGTCAATGGTTGCTATACATCCATCTGCCAGATCGCACGCTCGTTTACAACGGCACCGCTTCGCAGTCGATGCAATCGCAGGTATGGTTTGAGCTGGTTACGTCATTGACCGATTCAGGCCAATACCAAGCTCGCAACTTTGTCTATTGCTACGATCAATGGCTAGTCGGCAATCCTGCCAGCGCTGTGCATGGCCGGATTGTGGAAAACATCTCTAGCCACTGGGGCGCTGAAGTCGGCTGGGAATTCGGCACTCAGATGCTATACAACGAGGCCAAGGGCGCGATTTTCCATGAGCTTGAACTCGTAGCCCTTCCTGGCCGGGTTGCTTTGAATGATGCCCCGGTAGTGTGGACTAGCTACACGCTGGACGGCGAAACCTGGAGCCAAGATCGGCCCTGCGCTTTGGGCACCATTGGCAACCGTGGCAAGCGCATTCGCTGGCTGCAACAGGGCACGATGCGCCAATGGCGTGCGCAGCGCTTCACCGGCTTGAGTGACTGCCATTTGTCGGTTATGCGGCTTGAGGCTACGCTGGAGCCGCTGAATGTATAAATTCCGCAAGCTCACCCGCGATCAGTTGGCAAAGTTTCTGCCTGACCATGAATCAATCAAGGTCTTCGAGCAGATCACGGCCAACTCTGGAGAGCTTTTGCCTGACCAGATAGATCAGCTTGCACTTGATACCGGAATTGCGCAAGCTAACGCCACATCGGCACTGGATTCTCTGCAACGCATCGCGCAGGCTTTGGAATTACTGGCCACAGCGCCACCAGAAGCCCGCACAAGCGACGATGCGGCATTTCTGATGCCTCCGCTTCAACCTGAGAAACGAAAGCGCTACGGCACGTTTTACGACACCACAACGCAGGTTCCGGCTGCGATCAACACAGCCTATCCGATCACGTTCAATAGCACCGATCTGAGCTTTGGCGTTTACCGTGGCGCTACCACATCGCGCATCTACGTAGATGAGCCTGGGGTGTATGACTTTCAGTTCTCGGCGCAGTTGGACAACACAAGCGGCGGCAGCCACCTAATCTACATTTGGGCTAGAGTGAATGGCGTTGATGTGGCGAACTCAGCCAGCCAAGTCCGGCTGAAAGGGACTGATGGTGAGCTAGTGGCCGCTTGGAACTTTGTATTGCAAATGAAGGATGGGGACTATTTCGAGCTGGTCTACTCTGCAACAGATACATCGGTGCAAATCCTATCGCAGGCCGCAGTCGCCCCGGTTCCAGCCATTCCATCCGTCATCTTGACCGTGACAAACAATATCTCGTGAGGCAAACATGACCGTTACAGTCGTCAACATCATCCCGCGCAAGCAAGCAGAAAACGCGCAGACTTCGCAATACACGGCAGTGAACTGCAAGACCATCATTGACAAGTTCACAGTAACCAATACCTCGGCCAGCACGGTGCAATTTAGCGTCAATTTGGTGGCTTCGGCTGGGTCTGCCAGCGCCTCAAATCGTGTGCTGAGCCTCAAAAGCATCACTCCGAATGAAACCTACAACTGCCCAGAAGTGGTAGGGCAAACGCTGGAATCTGGCGGATTCATTTCTACCCTTGCCGGTGCGGCTTCCGCGCTTACAATCAGCGCATCCGGGCGTGAGGTTACTTGATGCAAGGCCAAGAACTATTTGATGCTGCTGGTGGCAAGATTGAGCACCATTTTGGTGGTGGCGTGTATGCCAAGGAAACCATTATTCCTGCTGGTGTCATTTTGCAACAGCACGCGCATACATATGACCATTTGAGCATCTTGGCCAGTGGGAAAGCAGCTGTGACCAATGGAGAAACGGTTACAGAATACACCGGTCCTGCTTGCATCACGATCAAAGCTGGAATTCCTCACGGCGTGCTGGCAGTGACAGATATCGTATGGTTTTGCGTTCATGCAACCAATGAAACCGATGCAGAGCATATCGACCATGCTCTGATTCAAGGAGAATAATCATGCCGTGGGCTGCAATTGCATCAGTTGGATTGAGTTTGATTAGCGCTGAACAAAAGCGCAAAGCAGCAAGCCAAGCATCAAGCGCGCAAGTCCAATCATCACAGATGGGGATTGATGAACAGCGCCGTCAGTTCGACGAACTGCGCCGTTTGCTTGAGCCATACACTCAAGCCGGTTTGCCAGCACTAAAGCAACAGCAAGCACTGCTAGGACTTGAAGGCCCAGAAGCGCAACAAGCGGCCATTTCAGCGATTGAGAATCAACCAGGCTTTCAATCGGTGATTCAGCAAGGCGAGAACGCCATGCTGCAAAACGCATCGGCTACCGGCGGGCTGCGCGGCGGCAACCTGCAAGGCGCAATGGCTCAGTTCAGGCCGCAGATGTTGGCGCAAGCCATCCAAGACCAATACAGCCGCCTCGGCGGCATGACTACGCTGGGGCAGCAAAGCGCGGCAGGCGTTGGATCTGCTGGCATGCAAACCGGGCGAGACATTGCCGGATTGCTTGGAAACATCGGAGCAGCTAGGGCTGGTGGTATCTTGGGGCAAGGCCGCGCCAAGCTGGAAATGATCAATGCGCTTGGTCAGGGCGCAGGTAGCGCATTTGGCGGCGGTTTCGATTTAAGCTCTTTTGGTTCCAGTAGCCCAGGCTTCACTAGTATGCTAATGGGCGGAGGGAGTTTCTAACATGCCAGCACCATACGATTACACCATTGGCGAAAACATTGCCAGCCCGCAGCAGTCTTTCCTGCAGGGCATCCAGATGGTTGATGCTCTGCGCAAGCGTGAGCAAGACCAAGCCGCGGCTATTGAGGCAAAGCGCAAGGAGGCAGAACTGCAAGCTTTGTATGCTGAAGCATTGAAGCCTGATGCAAAGCCTGAAGTGTTTCAGCGATTGAACTTTGCCATTGACCCGAAGGGGGCGGCACTGTCACGCATGCAGCAATTGAATGATGCTCAACAAGACGCCATGATTGGCAATATGGGCTCGGTTTTGGCTCCATTGCTGGGTGGAAAGCCAGAATTGGCTATTCAGAACGCCGATGAGCTGATTAAGGCCATGGAAAACTCGCCAAATCCTGATCCGAAATCATTGCAGGCTTTGAAGGCATCTCGCCAAGTATTCAGCCAATCACCAGAACTGGCTCAAGTTAGCTTGATCACTAGCATGATGGGGCTTGGTGAAAAGGGACGCAATGCTGTAAATAACATCTTCGAAGCGATGAAGAAGCCGGTGGAGCAGCGGAAAGCGGCTGCGGAGGCTGACATTGCAGAATCCAAAAAAGCATTTGTTGGTATTCCTGATGATGCACAAATGGCGCAATGGTGGACAAAAGCAACACAAGCACAAAAAGATGCGTATTTGAAAATACAACAGGTAAAAAAGCCTCCTACACCAGTCACTAACATTCAAATTGACAATTTGCTTGATAAAACGGGCATGGCAGAAGTTGC